GGAACAGGATGGATAAAAACATGGAATCATAACCACGATGTTATGATGAGAGAACAATGCTATGTTTGCATGGCCAATGAAAAACACATGCAGGACTTAATACTAGAGGTAAGTAAAATGCTCTCTAGTATAAGTAAACAAAGATTAGCGAAAGCATTCGCCACAAAACTTATTGATTTAACCGATAGGTTTTGTGCAAGTGACTTCTCTAATGTAGAAATGGCAATAAAAAATAAAGATGTGGAGACTATCTTCATGTCAATGGAAGTGATATAATGAAAAGAAAAGTAGAATTTAATGTAGTAAGCGATTTGGAATTACCACCTATGGTAATCTCAATGAATGAAGATGATGAACCAAAGGTTATGTTAAACACTCAACATAAAATATGGTTGTCTTTAAATAGACGATTATTAGTAGGAATCTTTGATGCCCTGCCGGAAAAATTAGATATGATTTTAGACGGATATTTGAGGGAACAAAGGTTATTTGAAATTGATGATAATGACATGCAAAAGCAAATTAATGGTGATATTGATGAATAAGTTAATTATTAATTCAACACCAAGCGTTCACTCTTGTAGTGAAAACAGGCTCACTTTAAATAGTGATTAAACAAAGAAGAAAATAGGAGAAATAGATATGATAAAATTGGTAATACAAAATGAAACAGGACACACCGAAATGGCTTCACTTGCTAGTTCGGAAGTGATTGAACAGATAGACACACACCCTACACATTGGGTTTTTGTTGATGATATAATGGTTAGCCGTGAAACCATCAATGAAATCAATTGGGATGAAGTATCGGAAGTGCATTTGACCCCTGCTATCGTAGGTGGACAATAAGCGTAGATAGTTTATCTTCTTTGATTGTGGGCAAGGAGGGAAGAGGCTTAGGCTTCTTCCCTCCATTTAATAAGAGAGAGACATAGCCATGCACACTATGAAGTTGGAAGACTTCGCTAAGTGTGCTTACTCGTTTATGTTAGATATTGATACAATATCTAATATCAATAGAGAGTTTAACCTAAAAAGATTTTTTGTAATCTTAGGAGGGTATGGTAGTGATAGTAGAAAGAAATATCTATTGAATCAAGAATTAGATAATTTTTTGTGGGATAGCCCCGAAGCAATAGATATTGGTTTTACTAATTGGAAAAGTATAAACTTACCAATTAGATTAGAAGCATTTCTTTATCACGATGATAACTGCGAAACTCAATGTAAAATATGCAAATTTAATAAAAATTGGAGAGAGATATATGAAAGAAAAAGACCCGAACTATGTCAGTAGTCATAGAGCGTATAAGAAAAGAATTGCTACTAGATGCCGTATATGCGGTGGACAACTATTGTTGCCCGAAGAAATAAAAATGGAAAGACACGCCGAATGCGGTCTTAAACCAAAATCAAAAATATATATGATGTGATAATATGAGAGAAATAAGAATGAGAATAAGTAAGCCCCAAGACGGAGGGATTGATTATGCAACTATTATTAGCAGTGATTTGTTTGAAAGAGCAGGTAATGTCATGCAAACAATTTACCCCGATAGGGGCGCAAAAGACCCACTTCATCACTCAATAAAGTTATGGTTCAAACAAATGCTAACTAAGCCTAAAACAACTAGATGGGGACATACTAATAGTAAGCCCAATCAATTGAGAGAAGGTGATTTTGAAGGAGTATTCTACATAAAAGAATGCCCTATATCTTTGATTAGAAAGGGTAGTAAGTATAGAATAAATGGTAAAGCGGAAAGTATCGCTACCATTAGTAATGTGCTTGCTAGGGTATTGTTCAAATCATGCTTTACTGATGATAATGGAGAACTAATGAAAACTTTGTTTTCGGCATTAAGCCTAACAGAAGACATAAAGTATGTTTTGGAGAATAGAGTTCCTTATCATTTCTTTAATGATTTTGATAAGGAAGAAGTAAGGCTAAATGTTGCTCAAATAGGAGATAAAGAATTTGCCTTAGAGATTGGTGACGGTGTTTGGGGTAATATGTCAATGAAAGATTTACAGTCCTTTTGTGGTTATTATATTCATGGTAGGCAAAATAGTAAATTTAAGAGAATGGGCCTAAAAAGACTATATCAAACTATTATTGGCCAAGAACCTTTAGATTCGGACATTAAAAGAATAAAAGCATTCTTGATGCAAAATAGAACACAAGACTTGGTGGAGAATAGAGCCAAGCAATTACTAACCGATATGGCTAATAAACATCCTACTAGAATAAAAATGATATGGGATGATAACGGAGAACCACAAACTATGTATGTTGTTGGTAATGAATATGATTGGAAGTTAGAGAATAGCCAATTCAAAAGCAACATACAAATGGTATCTACTTATGTAAGACAACCTAAAGACGACAAGAAATGGGGATGGACAGGCCCAATTTGTATAGATAATATGGCTAGAGGTTCTTCTCTAGGCGACCAATTCGCAACAAGAGCATTAGCAGTTATGAATGACAATTTAACGGTAGCAAGAGTAAATACGATTAAAGGCTACCTAAAAAGAAAACCAAATAAAAAACAAAGAGTTGATATTGATGAAATGTCTTGAATGTAATGGAAATAAATTTACAATGAATGAAAGAATGGGAGAACTAACTTGTAATGATTGTGGCCTAGTAGCCATAACCGAGTTGTTTGAGCAGAGCGTAAGTTCTTTCGATAGAAAGGGAGATTTAATTCACTCGCCGGACAAAGTATTAGGTTCAGCCCCTACTAGTTTAGTTCCTAATTGGATTAAATCTAATAATGTTCATTTGGAGAATGGGCTTAGAATGTGTAATATGTTATTATCAACATTGATGCCAAAACACCCATTGAAAGATAGAGTCGAAGAGTGCTATATTCAACTATACAGGAAGAATGTCTTGACTACTCTAGGCATTGAAGAAAAAGCAACTGCGGTTGTTTATTATGTTCTAAAAGAGAACAGAACTCCTATTCCACTCAAGGAATTAAGGAAAGAGTTTTCTTGTAATACTAGAACTTTGAACAGGGCAATAAAAAGAATTAACAAGCACTATAATGCTCCTAGAAAGGATGGAGCAGACCCAACTTACATGTTGAAAAGAATAACTTCTAAAATAACACTCGATTTGGAGTTTGCTTCAAAATGCCAAGAGGTATTAGAAGTGTTTGAATCAATAACTAAAGATATTGATTGTGTTAAAGGCACAGTCTATTATGCTAGTATTTGTTGGATTGCTAAGAATATGTTCTTGCATCCAATAAAACAAAAAGATATTGCGAGAAAGGCTAAAGTGTCTATCTCGTCAATAAAACTAACCACAAAGAAACTGTTGGCTTTGATTGGTTATGAGAATTGTTCTCAAATAAAAGGAAAACAGATAAATGAAATAAGGAGAAATTAAAATGATAAATGAAGAATGGACAGAATACTATGTATTCTTAGAAGTATTAAGACAAAGCGGAGTCACTAACATGTTTGGTGCAACTCCGTATTTGAGAGAAGAGTTCGGCTTAGGCCGAAGAGAGGCAATAAAAATTCTAAGTAGTTGGATGGACAACTATGATGAATTAATAGAAAAGAAAATAATTAGGAGAGAATAAAAATGAATAATGATAATATAACAATATGGAATATAACCTTTGATGTAGACGGTAAACTCTATGTCTTGGATGAACTAAGCAAAGGAAATAGAGTAGAGAATATGCTTATGTTCTTACTCGATAATGTAAGTATGAATGATATTAAACCAATTGATAAGTTCGATATTAGAGCAATACTAGGACATGAAGGTTTTAAGGAAGTGGAAGAATGAATGAAGAAAAGACAAAAAAATTTAAGGTAAATAATGAAATGCTTTTTCTACAACATAGAGAAAAGATGATGAAAGAAATTGATAATATGTATAAGATGGAATTGAAGAATGATTTAACTATATTAAATAAAGAAGATTGGTTAGCCTCTTCTTTTCTAACAATGTATTTAGCGGTTAGTGCCTTTAGAAGACAGGAGGAAAATGTATGAGAAAAATATTAGTAATTGGAGCAGGTGGAATAGGAAGTTATCTTATTTCATTCTTAGATAATTTAAACTTGTATGAAATACAAGTAAATGATGATGATAAAGTAGAGACAAAGAATCTAACTTATCAAAACTTTAGTGAAGAAGAAGTTGGAAAAAATAAATCTATGGCTATGGGTAAACATAAGTGTGTAAGCATTTCTAGCCCATATCCTATCTTAACACCGCAACAACTTGAAGGCTTTGACTTAGTAGTTTGTTGTGTTGATAATTTAGGCACTAGAAGAATGCTTTACAATTCAAATGTAAAGTGGTTGGATTTAAGGTCACAGGGTAGAAACGCTGCCTATGTATCTTATCAAGCCGACCCATCAATGTATGATAGTTTATTGGCGGGTAAAGAAGGTTCTTTTAGTTGTCAAGGCGAGACTTGGGATGGTTCACAAGAAGGAATACATTTCATGCACATGGCTATTGCAGGTATGGGTGCTGAATGGATTCAAAGATGGTTTAATGGTGAGAGTGTAAATTCTTTTGCCGTAGTAAATGTATGAGGGATAAAAAATGAAAGAAGGAAATATAAAAATATTAAGAAGAGTATTACAAACGAGCAGAGCATGTGTAAGGTATTCAAATATTCAACACTTTAGTTGGAAGAATACTGCATATGATAAGATTGAATTGAAGGTATATACCTCCGGTGGAGTTATTATTCAAGAAATCACTAAGGAAGAACTAGAGAAGTTTACTAAAGTTTACTTTGATTATGTGGAGATGATTGATAATGTCCGATGGTAAGTCAATAAGAGATTTTGAGAACATGGTTGAATATGAGCAAAGCATTGAAGATGCTAGAGCAAGAGTAGAAGAATACATAAAAGAATGTTGGGGTTTAAATCCACATGTTGAAGCGGAAGGGTTTTTTGAGGCGATTTGGATTGCTTCAACTGAATTACTACCTGCTTTAGAAGTGCAAGTAGTTATTGATGATAATAATAATTGCCATGTTACTACGGGTTCATCGGGCTATGTTGAGTTTGGTATGAAACCTCCTATTGGTATGAAATTACCTATCAAGTGTTGGATTCATACACACCCCTTCGGTAGTGCTTACTTTAGCGGTATTGATTGGAATACAGTTAATACATGGAAAAGTCAAATGCAAGAAGCCTATGTGTTAGGTGGAGTAGAACATTATGGTTATTGGACAAATGAAAAGCCTAACTTATTAATGATTAGAAATGTAGATGTAAACGGTGAAGAATCGTTTTGGGTGCAAAGCCAATATAATTTAGAATCGAAAATTAGGAGTGGAGAAGAATGACAACAATTATGATTTGTGTTTATTGTGAAGGAGAAGCAGACGATAATTTAGGCTATTGGTCTTGTTCTACTTGTAATGAATATGACGGAGTAAAAGAAGTAAATAAAAAAGAATGGTATGGTGAAGAATAATGAAAGCAATTGGAAATTGGGTATTGGTAGAAATAGGAAAAGAAAAGACTAGTGGTGGAATTATATCTTCCGCTAACAACAAGGGCAAGGTTATTCATTGTTCTTGTGATAAGAACCTAAATGGTAGATTAGTATATTTTAGTAATAGGAATGAGTATAATTCAGTCGGTGAATATATTGCCGTTCCTTATGAAAACATTATGGCAGTGGAGAAGATAAAATGATAATTAATGGAAGTGAAGTAAAACAAAAACTACTACAAGGAATAGACATAGTTGCTAATACAGTAAAACCTACACTTGGCCCACAAGCCAAGACAGTTATATTACAAGGTAATCCGCCTGTTGTAATTAATGATGGAGTTACAATTACAAAATATATTAGTAATGAAGACCCCTATGTTCAAATGGGAATACAACTAGTTCAAAACTTAGCAAGTAAAGCGCAAGAGGGTAGTGGTGATGGAACTACTACTGCTTGTATTCTCGCTCAAGCACTATGTCATAATATGTTAGATGCACCGGAAATGAATGTTCATCAATTTAATAGTTTGATTGAGAGATTAAAATTGTCCACGATTTTTCATTTAGACCAAGCATCACAAGAGGTCAAAGATACTGATATTGAGAATATTGCCACAATAGCGGCCAATAACGATTCTCATTTGGGTTCTTTAATTGCAGAAGCCATTGATAAAGTTGGGCGTGATGGTATTATTACTGTTGAAGAATCTAAAACACATAACACTGAAATTGTAGTAAGAAAAGGACTAGAAATTGATGAAGGCTATATGAGTCATTTAATGGCTAATAGTGAAGATGGTAAATGCACATTTGATAGTCCACTGATTTTCTTATCTAACTTAGCGATAAGAAACTTTAGTGAAATATTACCTATGATGGAACATGCGGCTAATAATAAACAACCGTTAGTTATATTCTGTAAAGGAATGGATGGTAATGCTATGAATAATGTCATTATGAATTTATTACAAAAGACAATTGATGTAGCAGTAATTACCGCACCTAACTTTGGTGATGCTCAATTAGATGAGTTGGCCGATATTGCAGGAGTTGTTGGTGGAACTGTCTATACAGATGAAAGCAAAGACGACCCTAAGAAAATACATGCACATACTTTTGGAAGTTGCGATACTATTACAATTACTAAAGATAAAACAATCTTTGTTGGAGGTAATAGACCACTAACAGAAAACAGAATAACTACACTAAAAGGAACACTTGAAGATTCTCAAGACGAGTATGATAAACTTAGACTCAAGAGAAGAATAGCAAGACTTAGTGGTGGCGTTGCTACAATTAAGGTTGGTGCTTCTTCATCTATTGAAATGAGAGAAAAGAAAGAAAGATTAGACGATGCTCTTAATGCTACAAAAGCCGCACTAGAAGAAGGGATTATTGTTGGCGGTGGACTAACATTAGCAAGGGCCGCTAAGGTAGCAACAAAGGGCATAAAAGATTCTAAGTGGTTTGAGTTAGCCATGCAAGAACCAATGAAAGTATTACAGTATAATAGTGGAATAAACAATCCTTCTATTTCTTTTGGCAAGAAAGATATGGGCTTTAATGCTTTAACAGGTAGCACTCAAAACTTAAGAAAAGCAGGAGTCTTTGACCCTGTTAAAGTAACTAAGAATAGTTTTTTGGCGGCTATGTCTATCGCACAACTTTTCTATTCTACTGATGTAGCGGTTCTGTTACCGGAGGAATAATAATGAAATGTCCTAATTGTTGGAGAGATATGTCTAAGTATTATGCTAGAAGGTTCGGTATGTGTAAGGTATGTTTAGAAGGTGAAGAAAATGAAAAAAAGAGCAATAACAGTTAATTTACCTGCACCACATAAAGCACAGATAAAATGCCCTATTTGTAAAGGGAATAAATGTATAGTCTGTAATATGACAGGTAATCTAAAGATAGATGTTGCACCAAAGATACCAATACAAAGAGCGCACATTATCAAATATGTTATGGAGAACATGCAAGATGTTTCTCAAGAATTAACTAGAATGTATGGTTTAGTGCCGGAGATAGGAACTAAAGAAGTAGTTGAAGTTAATGAGGGACAATACGAGATAGTGCAAATATCATCTTTAGGCGGTGCTTGTTGGGTAGTAAATAGATTAGATGAATTAGATACGCCTAGATATTTTACTTCTTTAAAAGAACTAAAGAAGTTCAAAGAGGGGTGGATGAGTTGAGTGATTTAGAAACAAAGGGAACAATAGCCCGAAACGCAACAGAAGAAATATTAGTTAAGCGTGGAAATTATTGGAACATTGAAGTCTTTGATGTTCGATGGTATGTTAATGACAAACCATCAAGAAAAGGTATTCGCATGAATATTGAAGAGGCTAAATTATTATTAAAAATATTGGAGAGAGAATTAGAATGACGAAAATTATAACAGATGTGCAAATAAAGAAATTGATGAAGGCTATGAATCCTAAAAGAGAATGGTCGGAAGGTTGCATACAACGCCTTAGAGCAGATATTGTAACTTTGGCAGGTTTTTTACTTGAGGAAGTTGAAACAAATATGGTAGGAAACAGTAGAGTTAAACCACAAGATATAGCAGACTCTTTGTATATTTTATCAAATGCTATAAGAGTATCAAAACACCCTGTAATAGAACATTATGTAGCGGAGCATAAAGAAGTTCTTGGAGGCGAAGAATAATGTTTAGATATATTAGAACTTGGCAAGATGATAAGAAGTTTAAGGAGTGGGGAAAGCAAATTAGAAAGAAGTTATCTAACGAAAGATTAGAAGAACACTTCGATAAAGACTTTTCACAAATGAGCAACACTAATGAATTTACAAGGGCTTCTTTTGTTATGTATTGGGAAATACAAACAGACACTAAGTTAGGAACAATAGCCCCTCCTTTAGTTCAAGGGACATTAATCTCTATGACTAACAGATTAATAGAACAAGGAAAGATGGATGAAGTTCAAGTAATGAACGCTATTATGATTAACTTCACCCGTATTATGGGTATTATCAATAGTGGTGACGATAATGAAGAGGAATGATTGGGTTTATTTAGCGAATGCTATGTGGGCTTACGCTGAAAAACATGAAGGTAAAGTTAGCGACCTTCTAAAAGAATTAATAACAAAGGTAAATAAAAATAAGGAGATGATTATAGATGATAGATTGGAAGATGATGAGCCGACTGTTAGAATCCACAAAGGACAAAACACCAACTCAACAAGTAAAATTGATAGCAACAGAACTAGATAAGTTTGATACTTACAAGAGTGCAGTAATACAGTTATTGGCTAGGGAATATCCTAGTAATAATATTGGTTTAGCAAAGGCTAAGTCTTGGCTAACTAAGATGTTTGATTGTTTTGACGATGAAATAGAAGTATTGTATGCAATAGATGGAGAACTAGGAGAAGCAGTATATTTACTAGACGCAGGAGCAGAAACTCAAAGAAATATAGGTATTCATTCTGTTCTTAGGGTTTTAGAGAATGCTTGTGGTTCTGTAAATGATGCTTCTTTTGTTGTAGTGAAAGATATATTGTTAAACATGTCAGCACTAGAAAGAAAGTGGTTTGTTAGATATTGGTTGGGTTCACCAACAAACGGTATTGATAGTGGAGTTGTTAAGAAAGTGTTAGCAAAATACTACGACAAGAAAATTAGTGAGGTTAAGAATCATTCTAACTTTAACAGTCTTAGTAATCTTTGCACATATTATGAAATGAAAGAAGAACCACCATGTAATTTATCACATGGCTCTTTTGTAAAACCAATGTTAGCGAAAGAAGTTCCTATGGATAAATGGCCGGAGAATAAAGTTGTAGATTACAAATATGATGGCAACAGATACCAAATACACAAAGAAGGAGATAATATAATTATCTTTAATCGTAAAGGAAACATAGTTACTCCACAGTTTCAAGATGTTGTAGAACGGGTTAGAGAATATCCGGTTGACCGTTGTATTCTTGATGGAGAAATATATCCAATTAAAGATGATGGTTCACCTGCTGAACATAAACTAATGGGAACAAGAGTTCATTCTAAAGACCATGCAGAAGCAAGAGAGAAGGTTAAAGTCAAGTGGGTTATATTTGATTGTCTAAAATACAGGATAATAACTTTGACGGATATGCCTTATTCACATAGACTTACTATGATGAAAGAATTACCCGACCAAGCACATAGAATGGAAGAGGGCGGTGATGTTCTAGCATTCTATAATAGAGCGATTAACGATGGCTTTGAGGGCATTATTGTCAAAGACCCTACCTTACCTTATGAAGCAGGTAAAAGAAGCGCAGGGTGGGCTAAATACAAGCCTCCTCGCATTGAATTAGATGTGGTTATTACTACTGCTAAATACGGTGAAGGCTCAAGAGCAAATGTGTTTGGAACTTTCGGTATTTCTGTAAAGAGCGATAGTGGTTTCAAATCGGTAGGTTCTATTGGAACGGGTTTTAGTGATGCTGATTTAGTTTGGCTAACAAATGAACTAAGAAAGAATGTAGAAACTTACGATAAAGGAACATATAACTTATTACCGAGAGTTGTTTTAGAAGTATCAGCAGACTTAGTTACTCAAGATGCAAAGGGCAACTATGGGTTAAGATTTCCTAGATGTAAAAGAATACGACATGATAAGTTTGTGGCTGATATTAATACAATAAAAGATGTGGAGGCTTTAGTATAATGTGCGCTAATTGTGGAGAAGAATCAGTAAAATATTTGGTTATGACACCAATAGGCCAAAGAGCCTTTTGTTGTGAAGAGTGCTATTGTCTTTATGTTGGTCTTCCTTATCATAGTGAAGGCTACTACGGCTTGAATAGATACAATATTAATGATGTGGAGGATTTAGTTTGACAGAAGATTGGAATAAGTGGCTAAAAGATATGTTTGATGAAACAATTTATGAAACTGATGATTTGACTAGCCCTATGGAAGTTAAAGATTTGATAAATAAATATGGGAAAGCATCTATATTTACATATGCTCTTTATAGTGACATAACAGAGGGAGATATATTTGTTATAACTAAAGGACTATATGTTGCTTTACGATGTAATGATAGCATTGTTCTTCCAAAAGATTTTGAAAGAAACATGCTTATTATTGAAGCAAAAGAAGATAAGGAAAAGGCTTCTTTGTTTGGAAGGGTAGAAAACACAAACCTAAACATTGTTTTGGGCGGATGTTTTCAAGAACACTACGAGTATATTCAACATCTTGTTCTTGAAGGTTTACAGTATATGCAAGTAGAATGTGAGTTCATTGGATTCTTTGAGGTTGAGTCCAATGTATAGTGAAGATATGCTAAAGGGTATATTTCTTGCTAAGGCTAAAGGACACATAGGGCTAACTAAAAACAATGATATTTTGATAGGCTATCGAACTAAACTAACAATTAGCATTAGAGGCAGTCCTAAGTTCCTACAAGCAATACAAAGAACTCTTGTTCAATATGATATAGAGTCTAAGTTTAAACCTCAACAAAATAAAAGTAGACCAACACCGATATTAATTATATCGGGAATAAAAAATATTGCGTTGGTAGTTCACAAGTTATTGGTGGATTTACCCGATGCTAACGACAGTCTTAGCGACTTTAAACGAGCAGTAAGAATAGTAGCCGAGGCAAGACACTTACAATTAGAAGGATTAGAAGAATTATTTAAATTAAAAGGGGTTATGTAATGGGATTAACAAATATGAATAGAAATAGACCAATAATAATAACAGGAAAAACAGGAACAGGAAAAACAACAAAGGCAAAAGAGATACTTCCAGATGCTTTGGTTATATTTAGTGATGAATTAGAAATAGACTCAAATTCAATTAATGTTGAAAATGGACTTATTATCGAAGATATTCATTATAATAGTGATAAAGAACGCTTATTGAATATAATTAGACGGTATAGAGGTAAACTAGTAATGACCTCGCTTAATGAAAAAGACATTCCAAAGGAAGTGAAGCCTCTTTGTCAAATAAAAAGGGCGGGGACTGAAAAGCACTTATTAAACTCAATTAAAGAACTAGCACCTAGAAGCGAAGAACCCTTTTCATTACAGATGGACACCTTTAGTTTAGTGAATTACTTCTTGAAAGAAAGTGATAGAGAAGAAGTTTGTAGGGTTTTGAAGATTAACAAACCATCCGATACTCAAATATTGAATTGGCTTTGTGTAAATTCAAATCCGAATAAATTGTTATTCATTGATGGTAGAGTTAGAAGAAGATGGTCGCAAGATTACTTCTATGAAATGTTAGCATACGCTTATGATGGTAGGTTTTATGGTAGGTTGAATATGCCAACTAGAAAACAATATTCTAAAGTTCCTTCTTTGTTAAGAAGGCTTGGTATTAAAAACGCTGATAAGAGAGTCTTTAAGCAATTAATACAAGATGAAAATTTTGTTAAATTTGCTAAAAGCAAACTAAATAATAGTGAGTGTCGCCTAATGAACTTAGGAGAAAAGCGGGTGCGTAAAGCAAAGCCCGTTAAGAAAAAACAGGTTAGTTTGGGTGACTACTTATGAAGATTAGAAAGGGAAAAAAGAGAGTAGTCATGCGACTGATAAATATAGTCGGTAGTAATGAATTAACTACTAGAGAAATATACAATAGGATGGTAGAACATCCTTCTAAAAACAGTATGAAAAGAAATGGTGGAGATTTAACAATCCACCAACTAAGTAATATTCTCTCATCTTATTTCGATAAGGTGGGTTTTAGTAAAAAAGATAATAATATAATATGGAAAAATAGAGATGAGAATTATGGGAAGAAAAGGAAACAAAATGATAATAAAGAAAATAAAAATGATGTTAGATGAAACACCAAATATGACAACAGGCCAAATATACGATTTATTACACAATACAAAAAGTGTAAATACGGCGGGAAGGAAAAAATTTCCTGCTTGGGGAATAACAATTAATCAGTTATCTTCTGTATTGGGTCGTAGGTTTGAGAAGGCATATTTTGATGAAAAAGTAAGACAGGTTGCTTGGAAGAATAAGGAGGAATAAAAATGAAGAAAAAAGAATTAATGAAAAGATTACAAGAAATAATGGACTTGTACGAACTAAAGAAAGAACCGGAAAGTTCATTCAACAGACTTGTTGACTTATATCTTGATTTGGAGGGTGAATAAATGAAAGCATCGGAAAGGATAAAAGAAATAGAAGACAAATTAAGAGACTATAAAGAATTGCTAGAGGCACTAGAAGATATAGAAATGATTTACGATAACTTAGATTGGGTTGATATTTACAAACCCCATCATATAGATATGGAATTGTCTCAAGCAGTCTTTGATGTTACAAATAAGATAGAAGAAATAGAATCTAAGTTGGAGAGGATATAATGTTATGGACAGAAAAATACAGACCAAGTAAATTAAGTGATATTGTAGGACAAGAACATTTTGTATTAGATGCTGAACAATGGGTATTAGAAAAGAATATGCCTAATGTTCTTGCTTACGGTGTTGCCGGAACAGGTAAAACCGGAGCAGGTATAGCATTAGCAAAGGATATGTTGGGAGAAGCATTCAAAGATAACTTCTTTGAAGTAAATGCTTCCGATGATAGAAGGTTAGAAAATGTAAGAACTACAATTAAACAAGTAGCACAAAGCGGAACTATTGGTGAAGCCCCATTTAGAATAATGTTATTAGATGAAATGGATGGTATGACTAACGACGCTCAAAATGCGCTAAAGCGTATCATGGAAAGATATGCTAGTAATATAAGATTCATCATTACTTGTAATGATAGGTCAAGGATTATCTTTCCATTACAAAGCAGGTGTGCAAATTACAGATTCAATCCATTAAAAAATGAATTAGTGCTTGAAGTAATTACTAAGATTCTTGATAAAGAAGGCGTAAGTGGATTCGATGAAACCGAATTGGCTCGCTTTATATATCAATTAGATGGAGATTTACGCAGGGCAATTACAGAAATACAGGCTGCCAATGCCTCAAACTTCACACTAAGAAAACAAATACAAAACTCGTTGAAAGAGTTTGATGGAATACTAAATTTAATACTTAATAAAAAACCTAATGAAACATTAGATAAATTACACGATATATTGTATGGAGGAAGAAGTGTGAAAGAAATATGTTTAGCACTTCATAATTCTGTTTTAGAAGCAGAAGGTTTAGAGTCCAAAGAGAAGTTTAAACTTCTTAGGATAATAGGGGAAGCAGAATACCGTTCTACTACCATGACCCCTAAAGTAATAATTTCATGGATGGTAGGACAACTTTAAGGAGGAAAAAATATGAAAGAAATAGATGAAAAAATAATGAAAGAAATAGAAATAGGAGCAGGGCATATGGGTATCACCGCCGATGAAGCGGAAACAAAATACCGTTCTATATGTGAAGAGAACAACACCGATGTAAACGATGTTGTATCTCAATCACTATTTAGAAACTATGTGCGTGGTAATATGAAACCAAAGAAAGCAAATACCAATAGTGGTTCTAACAGTTTAGTTAAGAGCGCATTCGGTTTCTTTGTAAGCCTAGAAGCCCCAAGAGATATGATGAGTTGGAGTAGAAACAAAGCAAGAGAAGAATATCTAAGAGATGGTGAAAAAGCACTATCCGAAGGTATTGTTGCGGTTGCTACTGATAATGGAGATGAAACATATAATCTTGAAAGATACTATAAAGGTGACTATCAAGAAACTATGGTAAAGAAACTACCCGATGGTGCGGAAGAATTGGAAGATGGAACTATTATTATTCCATTAGACAGTATGCCTAATTATACAAGCGGTGCTGAAAATAGAAGATATGGTAAGCCTTTACCTAAGAATGAATTTAGAAGAAATGGTATTTTCTTTGGTAGCATTGACGGTGGAGATATGAAGTCTTACTACTTCTCTTATAAGAATCAAGGTGGAATAGATTTTGCACCCGAAACTTTTGATTGGGTTCACTTCAAGGCTATTCCTAGTGATGATGGAACAAACTTGTATGGTATGACTATGGCGACTAAAGACAGTCTAATTAGAAATGTTGATTTAAACCCCGATAATAGCGATTACAGGGATATGAGTTCTTTTGACTTTGCATCTTGTTTGTATGAAAACTATCCTAAGAACGGAACACCGCTTGTTGATTTGGATAGACTACATACTAATTTACAAATGGAAGCAACAAAAGAAAGATTCGCTATTGTTGAAGGAACGGTTGTTAATCAAAGAATGACACCGACTGCTAACGGTAATAGAATCTTATCCATTACTGATAAAGCATCCGATATGGAATTGACAGAAGACGATGGAGATTTAGCAACTACTTGTTGGATTCCCGAACACATCAACATTAACTTTGGTATCGGTTCAACCGTCATTGTTGTCGGTAGAACTTCCCAAAGAATTATCGACGGGGAAGCCGAACCAATTACAATTAATACTAGTGGTTTGTTAGTTCAAGAGGCATTTGGTAATCCGGTTGCCGAAGAACAGGGCGTAGAGGATGAAGACATTGTTTGGTTTTGATTAGATTCCAAGGGGGGTTTGTTGTTGCTCCATCAATAATACAACAAACCCCTAGCAGCCCAAGTGTAAGTGTGAACTTGAGGAAGAAATTGACGCTCGGATAGGTGCGAAGCCTATTTTTTAGAGGAATAAAAATGTATAGAAAAGGAATTATTGAGGAAAGATTCCTTCTAAAAAATGAAAGTTATATTATTGATTTAAATAGTGTAGACTTTATTACTTGGAAGGAAAATGAAAACAAAAAAGATAGTTATTGGATTAAACTTCATGTTGGGACTAAGGAGACAAGATATGTTTGTGAAGGCAAAAATGAATTGTGTCGCATATTAAACGCATGGGGATTATTGAAAGAAACAGAATTATTATTAGATAAAAATGAGATAGGTGAAAATTATGAGTTTTAGAAAAGAGAAAATAAATTTTAGTGAATTAATGAAAATGAAAAGAGAGAATAGAAAACCTAGAATGGTATTGGGTATTTGGGGAGAACCAAAGACGGGTAAAACCGGACTTGCATTAGACTTCCCCGATAGAAAGATATTTGTTTTAGATTGGGATAGAGGCGTTGAATCAACTTGGTTTCAACACCACGATGCAACAGATAGAATAGAAGTATTTTGTCCTATTGTAATGAATAAAGATAACATTATTGATATTAACGAAAGTGAATCACGCTCGTTAGAATTTATCAATCATGCTAAGCAATCAATAGATGCAGGAGATAAACCTATCTTTGTTATTGATGGAGTAGATACTTGGCTTTCTTCATGTATGTTGAAAGTTAATCCTAATCCTAGAGTGGTGACAAAGATTATGCCGTTCCAATATGGTAACAGAAACAAAGCATTCTATTATTTATTAGATACTATATACAACTTAGAATGTGATGTAATATTTATTACGCATGATACTGAAAAATATGTCGATAATGTGCCTGTTGGAGTTCAGCCAATGTGGAAAGATTGGGGAGGTAAACTTGAACAAGAGATTTACTGTTCTAAAAAGAAAGTAAAGGGAGAACTACATTTCTTTGCTGAATTATTGGGTAGTAGAACTAATGGTAAACTTGTAGGTTCTAAGTGGACTACAAGACAAGGAACTCCACCTAACATTACATGGAATGGACTAAAGGAATTAAGAGAGGGAGAAATATGAAATTTACAGTAGATGCAAAAGAATTAGTCAAAGCATTAACAGATATACAATTGAAAGGAAAATACTTCAATGGTGCAAGTCTAACTAATAATACTTTAATAGAGTATTTTTACGCTAAATTGCACAATAATACATTGAGTTTATGGAATTGCGATTCTATTAATTCATTAATAGTTAGAGTCAATATAACTGTTGAAGGTGATGAAGACGGAACGGTTGTTGGTGAAACCGGAGAGTTGTTGAAATATCTAAAGAAGTTCAGTGGTGATGTAGTAGTAAACTGTGGTGATATTATTACTATGACAAATAACAATAGTAAACTTTCACAACCTACTATTGCGAATCATCCTAATATGGAAACATTAAATCGTATGGGTCAGCATGTCCTAGATACACGCTTTGAGGAAAACCTAGAAACTTTGTTTAACTTTAACAAAGAAAAATATGAAGGTGCATTTCAATTAGACTCAAATACATTTAGTGAAACTATGAAACTTTGTGAGTTAATCGGTAGTGGTGTTTATCACCTAAACTATGAACATGATAAGAATAAGTTATCACTGTCTAGTGCTACTAACAACTCAAATAAGTTTGAAACTTCTATTGAGTTAGAAGGCAATATTGGAGAATCAGCAACACTAGATTTTTCTAGCCCACTACATGTATTGTTTGACAATGAAATGTTGAACTTTTATGTCAAAGATGATTTCCCGATGTTAATTATATCGGAGAATAAACTTTTGATTAAAGCACCACACTTAGCAAATTGAGGAATATAAATGATAATTAGTAATAAAAATGGAAATACAATATACAAATCTTGGAGAGAAAACGGAAAAAGAAAAAGCGAAGAGGTAGAGTTTCGACCCTACTTCTATGTTTTAGAAGATGAGGTAGAAAGAAATTACTATCCTTTGAACAAATATACCAATGGTAGATTTGAATATGAAGATGGAGATTGGAAAAGCCTAGAAGGTGAACCTTTGAAGAGAGTCTATGTTGAAAAATCATATGACATAAAAAGTGCTAGGCAACTCTTTACTAAAACATATGAGGCTGATGTGCCTTATACATTTAGATATGCAGTTGATGAAGTTAATGAGATGCCCGAATACAATATGCGTAAGTGGTATTGGGATATGGAATGGCAACAAGGAGGAGAACATGATGGTTGCATTACTACTATTGTAGTGTATGATAACTACGATAAGAAATACATTCAGTGGACTTGGTTTCCCGAAGGCCATCAATGTTATAACCCATCCCAAATAATAAGTTATAATACAGAAACAAAACACAACACTTATTTTTGTCGTGATGAAAAATTTATGCTTGAAGTCTTTATGGGATATATGATTGCTAAAGACCCCGATATGTTAATTGCATGGTTTGGTCTTAAGTTCGACTTACCTAAGTTATTAGATAGAGCATGTGCTTTGGGTTTGAATCCTTTAATCATGTCGCCTTATCATAAGATAGATGGAGTTAAGCAACTTAAGAAAGGTTGCAGTTTTAAGAGACAAGATGGTTATTCACCAATTGAACAACCTATTGGTGGAAGGCTAACTCTTAACTTAGACCTAGCATTTGAAAGACAATGGAATGATTCTCAAAGAGGAACATTACCTTCACTAAGTCTTGATTATGTTTCTAAGATATTGTTCGATGAAGGAAAGGTAATGGAAACTAAGTTTGAAGACCCTAACGAATTTTATCGTAGAGCATGGTTAGAAGATACAGAAGCATACTTAAATTATGCCTTAGTAGATGTAGAACTCTTAGTTAAAATAGATGAATCAAACTATTGTAGTGAAGCAATAATATCATTACAACGATTACTAAAAGCACCTTTCAAGGCTTGCTTCTATGCTTCACATATGGGTTCTATTTACTTTATGAGAAATGCTTGGTGGAAAGCACCAACAGGTATCAAAAGTGCTGATAGAAGAGAATATCAAGGGGCTATGATTTATGACCCGCTTAGTGAGAATACTAATGGTTTACATCTTAATGTAGCGGCATTTGACTTTGCGGGGCTATATCCTTCAATGATGGTTGCTAGAAACATATCTTGGGAAACTAAGAGCGAAACACCTACTGAATTTGGGGTTAATATATTAACACCAAGAGATTTCAGCGAAGTGGAAGGAGAGCGAATGCACTATTATAGAACTGATGAACTAGGACTATTACCTAGAGCAGTTCTTGAATTGAAAGAGTTAAGAAATGATTACAAGAAAAGAATGAAGAACTCCGAAGGTGATGAGTATGTCAAGTGGTATAATAACCAAATGGCGGTCAAGAGACTAATGGCTTCATTTTATGGTGTATTAGCGTTTCAAGGATTTGGTTGGGCCGATGTAGATTTAGCCGCTAGTATTACTGCTAGTGCTAGAGAAGCGATTAGACTAGCCGCATTTAAGGCGAAGGAGTTGGAAGTATGAGTTTACAATTAAATAAATTACCGCCACATGAAGGCTTAGGAGATATTGTATTACAAGAAGCCGAAGAAGATACAGGGGATATTCCTTTTTACAGACCATGTTTATATCGTTGGAGTAAAGAAGAAATAGCAAAATATGAGGCTGAAAATGATAGAAGTTATTTTGGTTGGTGTGTTTATGGTGCTAATCCTATTTATGGCGTATCAGCATGGATAGTAAAGGAGTTGGAAGTATAATGGGAAGTATGGAATGTATGATATGTAATAAAAATGAATATCTTAAGACATTTGTTTTAGGAAATGAAGAATGGTCGGTATGCAGAAATTGTGTGGACTATGGCCTTATTATGTTAATAAATAAAGTGAAACCAAAAAGGAGTCGGAAGAATGAATAGAATAAAATGTATGAAACCATTGGCACATAATCCTCAATTTGAGGGTAAGTTTCATTGTAAAAGATGTGCAGAAGAAATAAAAATGAGGAATAAAAATGAGTATAACAACAGAATGTAGAGAATGTAGGCAGGTCTTTAGAAAGAGGTCTTTGAAATCAACAGAAAAAATATGCGAGGCTTGTAGAGGTAGCGGAGGAAGAAACAGATACAAGGTTATGGCTAATAAAACTGTTAATGCAATAGCAATAGTAGATAATATGGAAAAGCAAATAGAAGATTTAAAATCCTCTATTGATGTATTACATAGCAATATTGGAGTTGAAGTTCAGCACCAAATAACTAATGACATAAAACCTATTGTAGAAAGAATAGTGGATGAAAAAGTTAGTGAACTAAAAGATGTTATTATCTCTTCTATGACTAAATCACAAAAAGCACAAGAAGAAATCAAAGAACTTAATAAAACAATAAACTTACAAAAGGGTTCTATTACAAGAATGAGGAATAAGATAAAAGCATTTGAAAAGAGGTTGATACAATGAAATGTCCTAGATGTGGAGGTTCAATAACTTACATAGAATTGAAGCCCAAAACTAATTATTCTTATGCTCAACATACTAAGAAAAGGGCTAAATTGGCATGTAACTCTTGTGACTACGAGGAGGTATTTAGTTGAATAAATATTTTAAGAAATGGATTCTTGAAACAGTAGAGGAAATGGAAGAGACATTTACAGTTAATGAAATTGTTTCCGCTATTGTTGAAAAGAAAGGAACTAGTATGTATATTGGAAACTCTCAAGAGGTAGGTAGCCTACTATCTACTATGCCTAAATTAGTAGAAAGAATAGGTGAAGGAGAATATAGGAGGTTAAATATATGAAATACACAAAATATGTAGTTGCCAAAATAGAATACGATACGGAAGAAACATGGAAAGAAACAGAAAAAGACATTTATGATATAATAGAAATGCTAACTAATGTAAAGCGTAAGGCAACTATTATAGAAATTGATGGACAAGACACGGAGGAATAACAGTGTCGATGATGGACAAGACAAATGAACTCCTTGAGGAATTACTCGCTATGATTGCTAAGAGCAATAAAATATTAATGATGGTAAATATTGTAAATATAGCGACCATTATAACAATAATAACGGTGATATTATGAATGAAAAAGAAATGAAATATGAAATACAAAAATTAGAAGAAAGGATTGAAGGCTTAGAAAGAGAGGTAGAAGAACTATACTTAGAGATAGAACTAACAAAAGTTTCAAGTAGCAACATAAGAGACATTATGGAAGAAGTCGCTAAGTTAGCAAATCAACCTGTTGGAATGATGTTTAATTATAGCAGTGTGTGATATTATGAAAGTAGTTTACGGACATACAGATTCGATTTATGTTCAAATTGATTCTGTTGAAAAGGCACAAGACGCTATTAAAGAAATAGAGTCTAGTGTTAGAGAACACTTCCCTAATGTTATGGGATTAGAACAACACCCCGTAGTGCTAGAGTTTGAGAAATACTATTCAGCATTGGGTGTTGGAACAACTAAGAATAGAAATGCAGGTATGATAACTTGGAAAGATGGAGAATGGCTAGATGAACCGGAGTTTATTATGACAGGTTTTACGGCCAAAAGAGTTAGTGAAACTAAACTTGCTAAAGAAGTTCAAACCGATGTATTGACAATGTGGGTGAATGAAAAACCAATGTTAGAAATCAACAAATATCTACACAATAAATACATGTCAGTATTGGATGGAAAGGTCGAACTACAAGATATTATTAAAAGAAGTAGGCTTAAAGAAAACAGATTGAAAGTAAAATGTTCTAAAGTTACAGAGCATGGATGGGGTTGTAAATCAAGATACACTTTACATGAGTGCTTGCCTTTAAGATGGTGTAAAAAATGCGGTGAAGATGTTAAGAATTTTAGGACTTTAGATGGTAAAAAACCAACAATAGGTTCGGGTATTGCAGGTGTATTACACGCCAAACAAAAAGACATTACATTTGACGACTCTTACTTATACCTTAAAGTAGCAAAGTCCGGTGAAGTATTTACACACCCGCTAACTAAAGAAGTGAAGACTGTTGAATATGTAGCAGGTTCTCGGTATATTGATTTTGATAAGTATAAACCCGATTATCAACACTATGCCGAGCAAGTAATAAAGAAGGCTGAACCAATTTATAAGGCTATGAATTGGGATTTGTCTAATATCAAATCGGGTAAAATACAAACAAATTTGGAGGAATGGTTTTGAAAGAAAGTAAAATGAAAGATAGTTTAGATGAAATAAGAGAAAAGTGGACTTATGAATTTGGTAAGTTTCAATTAACTGTTAAAGAAGATATGTCCTTTGAGGATTTTCTTCTTTGGTATGTAGATATGTTAGATGGTGAGTTTACATCATTTGTTGATGAAATGAAAAGAAAGGGGGCATTATGATGAATAACGATGAAAAATATGAAGCGATAATTAAATCAATGGATGAATATACTTATGATTGGAAGCCGGAAAATTACGACGACCCATCACAACCTATATTGAAGATAACTAAATCTTCTTTAGGTTCATTCGATTGGTGTCCCAAGAAATACAACTTTAGTTATGTGCAAAGGCTACCGCAAGACCAAACAGAAGCCATGCGTAAAGGAACTATATTACATGTTCATAGAGAGAACTTCTTTAATGACTTTGATATTAAGAAAGCGGAGCATATGTCGGCTGATGAATTACACGACTACTGCGCTAGTCTAACGCCTATTGATGAATACTTCGATATGTCTATGACTGTCGCTTCCTTTGAAGCACAAAGATTCATGGATGCTAGAGCAGAAGGCAAGATAGATGAATATTTACCTGTATGTAATGAAGGACTGTTTGATGCTGAAATAACAATAGAGGCTAATACTAATCCTAAGTTTCCACTTAGAAGAGATTACAAGATACATATTCAAGGTATCATTGATAGGGTCTTTCAAGAGAATGGTGGCTATGTTCCATTTGAATATAAAACGGGGGCATGGAAAGATTACAAGGCTACTTCTATGAGAAAAGAAATGGCCTTTTATCAATTGCTTATTGAGAATGCGGAAGATGAAGTTCTAATTAAGAATGGATTAGAACCTAATGTTCCTGTGACTCATTGGGGTTGGTATTATCCGGCTTCTAATTATGTATTTGCTGAAAATGCAAAGGGTAGAAATATGAAGTCTGTTATGAAGAATATTGCTAAGTTGATTTGGCACTATGAACAAGACACATTTCCAACTAAGTTTTTCTTTAAGACATGTTCTCATTGTAGTTATTTTAGTATGTGCGATGCGGCGGAAGAGGATTCATGGGTGTGATAATATGAGTGAAGAATGTGAAATGTGCGAATGGTTTGTTTGGGGTGGAGTTGATATTCATTCAATACTTCAACAAGATAATGAATTTGAAGCACTAGTAAATGTGACAATAAAATGTCAGCATTGTGAAAAAATACATGAGTTGTGTATGTCAGCAACGGATGAGGTTTGATAATATGCTTTATGAATTTAATAATGGAACGGTAGAGTGTGAACAAGACACGACTCCTAGCGGAACTAAAATAGTTAGATTGTTTTTTAAGGAATATAAAGATGCTCAAAAACTATATCGTGAAATATCTAATTGGGCTTGTGGGCTAGGTTGTGAAATTACTATTTTATTGAAGAGGGATAGCAACCCATATGTTGTTGTGACTCCTACAACAATTACAGGAATGGGGATAGTAGAATGAACGACTCAATATATAGAATAGCGATAGATGCAATAACAATCATACAACATTTAGGACATGATGATTTGGCTAAGATGTTGTTAGATAGATACGAGAAGGTGATAAAATGAGTAGAATAGAAGAAACCGTTTGTAAGAAAATAATGACAAGAGCCGGTATTGGAGAAATCAAATACGGTATAACAATGGAAAAAGAACAACTGACAAGAAAAGAATGGTTAATCCATGCCCAACAAGAGGCTATGGATTTAGCGATTTACTTACAGAAGTTAATAGAAATGGAGGAACAAGAATGAATGATAAAATAATAAAATGTAAATTATGTGAAGTAGAGATGAAAGAGTTTGAAGGTAATAATCCTCAACCTCTTCTTGAGGATTTTGAAGATAGAGTATGTAGAGACTGTAATGATTATGTTACGGCAACTAGACTATTACTTAGAAGTTTAGACCCTTACGAGCATGAATTAGTTTGTTTTTACATAGCGTCAGTTGTGAAAACGGCTAGTTCTCTAAAAAGAAGCCGACTGCAAGCCTATGAACAATTAAAGGAGTTGAAAGAAAGTGAATGATATAATACAACAAAAAGTATTAGCAAAGAATTGGACATTCAATGAAATAGCCGATTTAAAGAAAACAATAGAAAGTCTTGCTACTGATATATACGAGGAAATGAAACTAATAGAAAGATTTGAGTTAATTAGAGAAATTAGAATCAAAGAAACTTATGTTGGTGAAGTCTTTGAAGATGTAATGAAGCAAACGGTTATGATTGCTCTAAGAGCAGAAGTAGCAGATACAGTAAGAAATATGTTAAATAACGCAACAGTTAATTTTGGTGGTAATAAAAATGAAGTTTCCGAGAGAAGTGTGGTCGGGGAGTCAAATGAAGAACGCTCCTCCACTACCAAGAAGAATAGTAAGAAGTAAAGAAGAATACTTGAGTTATGTAAAGGCTCAAAATAATAGAACTAATGTTTACACTAGTGTTTATGATTTTGCTGAATTTGCAGAAAAAGCCAAGATAGATTCATCAGTTATACTTGATAGAATCTTTCTTGACTTTGATGCTCACGGTCAAAGTATTGAACAAGCATGGAGAGATGTTAATGTTGTTATGACTTATGTTGTTGATAATGATTATCAACACACACTTTTCTTTTCGGGTAGGGGCTTTCACTTGTTTATTTTTGGTGAAGTCACGAATACAATTAGAAACATACAGGTTTTCTTTAGAGAGATTAAGGAATACTTAGTAAACATAGTAGGTAATGATATAACCCTCGATGATAGGGTCGGACAAGCAACTAGGCTTAGAAGAATACCTAATACAGTAAACATGAGTTCTAGGGATGAGAATGGCAATCCATACTTTTGCATACCATTACTTAGGACTGACTTAGATAAACAAGTCCATGAAATACTTGAGTTAGCAAAGAAGCCTAGAAAAATTCCTTTTAGAATAAGTGGTTCTGTAAAAGTTGTATTTCCCGAAGCACCTTCTTTTGAGGAGATAAGTGGTGAAATAGCAGT